CATACTGTTGCTCTCTACCCTGCAATATTTCACTCCCCATTTATTAAGCATAGAGGATACCATTGGGAGGGTTATGTCGGTGTTGCTCTTATTATAAACATAATCAACCACATAGAACTCATTGCCGCTAACTCCCAGGACTGCCGCTGCTGTATAATCTGCTCCCTGGTCGGCAACATCCACATAAGCAATGCACCCGTCCAGGTTTGGAACTTCATCCAGGAACACCATTTGATTAAACAAGCGACCTTTAATATCTACTGGCTCTTGCATATATTCAGCACTCCAAATGCTTTGCTCCGTTCGGTCTCGCTTTTCTACATACTCCTGGGTTGTCATAACATCCTCACAGAACGAGTTGCCACTTTCATCCAGGGCAGGTATGATAATAGATTTATCGTATATCCTTCCCTCTATATTCCTCCCTATTATATCGTTTATACTCCACCTTGTACCAATATCTATCCTGGCACATCCCCTTTCAAACCTGGAGTCGTGGGTAGCCTCTTTCCACTGTATTATCCTATCGTTTACAGTATCCGAAAGGGCGTCCTCTAACCCTCTATAAAGGTCGTCTGTTATCCCTATCTTTGTCGCTCCGAAACCAATAATCGTTCCTCCTACTCCTGCTCCAAAATAACTAACTTGCCGTGCCTGGCTTGTGTTCCATCCGTTGAGGTTGCTCTTATCATCCGAAAGGGAAACGTAGGCAAAGACGGAACGGAACTTGTCGCTCTTTAGGATTGCCCTAACATCATACGAGAACTTTAAGTATAGGGTAGCGGTACAAGTATTTCGCATCACTGATTCAGTTGGGTTCCTGCCTATACTCCAGGCACAAAATAGGCTTGTTATGTAACTCTTTCCTGCCCTGGGTGGCATCGAAACACTTAAGGATTTTATACTCCCCTCCTCTATCTCCTGGAACGCATTGGCTACTTGTTTAAGGAACGGTCTCTTTTTAAAAAAAGGTCGGTCATAGTATAAGCAAAAGTCCCAAAAGACAGTGCGGCATAGATGAAAGTGGAGTTGTGGGATAAGTTCCTTACTCGTCGGTTGGCTCTCCTGCATCTTTCAATATTTCTCTTATCTCCTCAACAGTTAGGTTGCTGAAATCATAGTTTGTTTGGGTCTGCTCTACTTGCTGAACTGGTGCTCCGTATGTGCTATCCATAAGTGCTTTGTAGGCTACTGTATCTCCCTCCCTGGCTTTTTTAATTTGTGCTAAAGTCATTAAATCCTCCTGGCTCATAGTTTCGTCCGCTCCAGTTATCGGGTTCTTTAATCGCTGCTCTATGTTTAGCCAATACTTTGCTATCGTGCTACGGTTCTTGGAACCTTTTGGTCTGCCTCCAGGGTTGCCGCTTTCTCCTTTTTGCCACCTGGGTTCAATCTGTCCTTTTCCTGCCATCTTTCGTTGTATTTTCGTTGTAAAGGTAATATGTTTTACAATACGTTCCAAAAGAGGATACGTTTCCCCTGGATGCCTCTCAACATTAGTTGCTCCCACGCTTTGGCGTCATAGTTTTCGGAACTTTTAAAAGGCGGCTTGGTTTTACAATCCTGCTCAAACTTGTAAGGGCAATCAATCAACTCTACATTTTTGGGGTAAGGCTGCTTTGAGTTCCTGGACTTCAATCCAACAATCACGCTCTTTATTTGGGAGTTAGGGAATGCATTCGCCAGGCATCTCGTAAGCATACCGCTACCGTTGGCTACCCATATCTCGTCATAATGTCCGTGCCTTTTCCCTACCTCTTTCATATCGTGGATGAATGGTTCGTTAGCCTCTGGAACATCAAACCCCAGGGGTAAAAACTTTGCTCCAGTATCCGCACAATACTTTTTCGCTTTAGCCTGGACATTCGACATATATCCAAACGGAACCTGGTAGATAGTTGCACCGCACTCCAACGCTTTCTTTTGATTTCTATGTAGGATGTTTCTCTTTGCATAGAACAAGGTAACTTTTATCCCCATCTTTTGTCCATATACTGCCAGGCAAAGAGGTGCACCACCACAAAAAGGACCGCCAAACACGACCTCTTTTGCTCCTTTGATAAGATTAGGTAGGAACCTGGACTTGCTCCCTCCTGGCAATAAATCGTCTCTCAATACATCCACCCCGTTGTGGTGCTCTATCGTTATGTCTAACATATCTTTGGAGTTTTGATAAATGAACTTAATTGTTCGGATGCGTAAAAGTCCATAACCAAATGTATCCTATCTTCCTCCCCTTGGTTAACTGCTGTGTGTGGTTTCCTAACATCCAGGTACCACAAACTTCCCTCCGACATATTGGCTACTGTTCTCTCCCCTTTATGTGTCCAGGAGTTAAATATAACATTTGGGTTTGTATAGATAGGAATGTGCAGCCTTACAACTTTTCCTGGCTGTATCCCTGCCTCTCTGTCTGTTATATCTGCGTGTCTTGCCAACTCTCCCTTTCCTTTGGTTAAACGCATAAATCTAACCCTATCGGGAACGCTGCCTCCAAACTTTGCCTCTACTAATTTCTTTGTAAAAGGGAACTTGTCGGCTGCAACCGTCCACTCGCTTTTATCCTTTAGCCTGGGTTCGTTTTCTTGTTTCCACTTTTGGCTCATTTCGTGCGGCTTAATTATAAAGTTCGGGTCGGCTGCATCATACCCCCGTATAGCGAACGCACTCCAACTTTGCCTTTTGTTATAACTGCTGTAATGGTCTGCCCAACTTGTAAAGGACTGTAACTCTTTCCTTATCTGCTCCAGTTCCTCCAGGGTTAAGAACTCTTTGCTTATCTCTTTAATATTTATTTCTTCTCCATCCTGGAGTTCGTACTTAACATCCACCCCCCTGGAGTATATTCCTTTGAGGTCGCTACTGGCTGCTATCTTGGTTGTGATATACTTAAACCCCAAACTTTCTACCAGTTCTTTAACTTCGCTGTCTTCGTCAAATATCTCAATCAATAAAGGGGTCTTTACGTTCTCTATGAAATAGTTCAATAGTTTAGCCTTTTGCGTTCCTGCCAGGTGTTTAATAAAAGTCCATCCAGGGAGAATATTAAACGAGTTCTGCGTAAAGTCTGTTATCCTGCTCTTTGCTACATACTGTTGATAGATAGCAATTGTGTCGTTCTCTTTTGTTTTGAGCACTTGTCCTTTGGATAATGCTGTTGCAATGTCTCGTTCGTTCGGCATCCCAAACGCTCCAAAAACATACGGTTTGTAATCTTTCTGAACTACTTTTTTTAATCCTTTTAAGAGTTCCAGGTCGTAACCTTGCTGCCAACTGTTCATAACTTTGTGTATTAAATTTCTACTTCTAACTTGATTTTCTCACCGTACTCTGTTGGAGTAGCATCCGTTGCCTCCATCTCTGACATTATCTCTCCAAACTTTGATTTGATGTTGGCAATGTTGCCCTTATAGAACACCAGTACGTTTTGGTGGACCTTGCACAACTTTCTGCCTCCGTTAAATATCCTGGCTGCTCTCAATCCTGCTGTTCCTACGCTTTCCAAAAGGATAGCACTATTATAGTATACCGCTCCTGCTTTTCTATGTGCCTCTACGGTCTTTCCTATCAAGTCCAGGTAAACGCCATTCTTGTCCCTAACATCCCCAACAACAAAAACGCTAAAACTATCGTCTGACAATAGTTCAACGCTTTGTTTTATTATTCTCTCATACGCCTCGTCAAACTCTCCTGGAGACATCGCAGACAAGTCCTGGGGGTCTTCGCTGTACTGCTCTAAATCATAGTAAGGAGGACAAGTAAATATTAAATCAATTGTTGGCTTTTCATCCAGGGCGTTTACTATATCTGTAAGATTTTCGGAACTGCCAACTACATACGAGGGGTGGTTGTCTTCGCATATCTCCAATACTTGCTTTCTGTTTGCCTCCACTTGTTCCGCTCTCAAATCTACACCAATATATTTTCTACCTACCTTGGATGCAACTATACCTCTCACGCTGCCTCCTGCAAAAGGGTCAAGGATTGTACCCCCATCCTTACAAAACCACTTGTAGGAAATCTCACAAAGAACTGGGTCGAATACGCTTGTTCCGCTCAATTCGCTACTTTCAATAAACTCCTTTATTATTTCGGCATCTGTATAACCCTGCTCCTTTTTTGCGTAGTAGTTTGGTATCTTGCTTTCTATGTTAGCGGTATTCGGACTGCTCCCTTTTAAAATCTCTGCCAACTTTTTTTTCGGGTTGGATGCCTGGAGTATTGTCTCGCTATAATTTAAGAGGTTGCCGCCTCTGCCAATCTCCGATTGTATTCCTAATCCTTTCCACTCCGATTTCCTTGTTTGCCAATATCCCTGTTTAGTATCGAAAACCGAAAAAGGAGGAACAATAAACTTATCCGATAGGGAGTTGTGTACTTTCTGCTCCTGCTCCATATCAATAGTAGGCTGCTCTAAATCCTGGCTCAAATCTACCCCACCAAAACTTTCAACAAACGGCATCTCTAACCCCCACTGTTCCAGGTCTTGAACATCCCACTCATTTGCCAGGACATCCCAATCCCACATACCATAGTTTACATTGTCGGCAATCAAAAACTCTGTTCTTTGTTCTTCGCTCCAATCGTCTGCTACTATAACTGGAACGGTTTCCTTTTTTAAGTGCTTAAGTGCTGCCAACCGCATATTTCCACCCAGGACTTCGTACTTTCCATCCAGGGCAGTAACCACCACAAGCGGTCTTTTGTTTAGCATTTCGGGAAACCGCTCAATGCTTTTCACCAACTGCTTAAATCTTTCATCTTTGATAACCCGTGGGTTTTTTGCGTTTGGCTTTACTTCGCCAATCTTTACTTCATTTATCATTATGTTGTTTTTAAATTTTCGTTTTGAGGCTCCACTCTCCAAAGGAACGGTCTCCTTGTTTTTTAATAAAGTGCTTTATATTGTTACGGAACAACCCGACTTTCCTGGGACCGATTGCGGCTAACTTATCGTCTTCCTCTATATCAAAGTAACCAAGTTCAATCATTTTATCGTAGTCGGTAAAAACGTCGGAGTGGCGGTCTACTTCTCTATCTATGTATTTGTCTTGCTTTCCTCCAAAGGAATAAATAACTATAAAATTAGAAGGAATTAAATCTTTTAATGTTTCCTTAAACAGAACCACCTCTTTGGTATAGGTATAAAAAGTGCACTGTGGGTTTGCGGCTGCTATTGTTAACCACCGCTCTGCATACCATTGTGAAAAAAAGTCGCCTCCGTCGTGGATGCGTATAAATTTGCCTACATACTTTTTGAGGCTTAACTCCTCCATAACCGCAGCCATCCAGGAGTCCGTCCGATACAAAACCCACTCCAGTTTTTCAATATGCGATTTCATTACGTTTTTAAACTTATACGTTCCGTTCTTTGCATAGCATAGTGCACCACAAACTCCTGCATTCGGACAAGTATTAAATTTTTCCCCGTTAGTTAAAACGACAAAATGGGCAGGAAGTGTCCACCCATATATGCCAGTTTTTTTTAGGTCTCTGTTTTGCGAAAATATTGTCATATAAAAATTGAAATAATCAACAGCAAAACACCCAAGGATAAGCACCGTAATATACTGGCTGCTATCTCTCCAGGCTTTTCAAGCCAGTAGCCTATTCGGATATTATCCAACCAAAACATCGGTGCTGTTATTAATCTATCCAGGAAGAAAACCCCCAGGATTATTGGAAATGTCAGTACTCCAATGATTATTTGTACTTTTCTTGTTTTCATATTTTGTATTTTATTCGCTTTCAAATATAGTTATATTTTATTTACTTGTATCTCTTTTTAGTCCTGGGACGGTATGGTATACAAATGTAAAGAGTTCAAAACGTGGTGCGGCAACAAATCGTGGAACTCTTCTACGCCTCTTTTTAACCATAGATTGTATTTTTCTTGGTGCCTCAACTCTGCCAATCTTTCCCTTTCATCCACGTCCGACACATATTTCCAGGAGGAGTATACTCCCCTATCTGAACGCACCGTTCCAATTATTTTAATCAACCCTGCATCCTGGAGGCTACTTAAAATTGCTGTTAAAGTTTGGTGTGAGTACCCTAAAACATCCCTCATTATGTCCGTAGTTACTAACCCTGGATGTGCCTCCATTTTTTGTAAATGGTATAAAACCCTTACTGTTTTCGACCTTATTTTTCCGCTCTCGATTTGATGTAGGTAGGTCTCTCTTTTTGCTTGACTGTTCATTTTTTTTGTTTTTTATTTATTATTAATCTTTTTTTTATCCCCTCACGAAACCCTTACCCAGTGGGCATTAATGAGTACTCCGTGTGTTCATATTATCCCCCCATATTATTCGTAAATCGCTTAAAACGCACGAAAAGGGCAAATAACGTCATTCCTCTATTTCTTGTTTTTGCAGGATGTCAGCCAGGAAATATGTGCGTAGATGCGTAAGTTTTCCACGTTTATCTTTTAAAAACTCCGCTCTTTTTACTTTAATATCATCTATCCAAAAAGTAAAAAAAACCATATCTTCTGTCTCCCTCCTGGATGTTTTGTGCACTACTAAATCGTGACTGTTGCCACTTCCGCTGCCAACACATACGGTAGTTTCGCTCACATTTTTCGCTCCGTAACTTTTATTGCTTTGGTAAATACACGCTTGTACTTGGTTCCAAATTGGGTATTGTCTGCTCATTGTTTTTGTTTTTTTTGATTGATTAAAAATAAGTAGTGCGGCTACTCAAACCGCACTTTTTCAAAATACTTGTATATCTTTTCCAGGTTGTGGAGTGCCAAAGTTTTACCGTTTACAAAAACGTGGAGGTTAGGTTGTCCTACTTCGCACTCTTTAGCGAACTGATTAAGCGACATATTTCTCGTATGAAGAAACTCAATAACTTTATGCCTGGTTTCATCGTTGAGGTTTGTAAGCATTGTCCAATCCACAACTTTCTTTCTCCTTTCCATTATAGATTATTTAATATGTCAACTACATTCTCAAATCCTGGAACGTTCCCACTTCCTCCGCTTTCTTGCTTTGCCTGGAATGATAGGCTAAACTCCAGGTCTCCGTCTTTGCTTGTTCGTTTCCAGGCTGAAACCCAGTACTCTATTCCATCAACAGTCGCTCCTCCTTTGAAATGTGGGTGCGTATCTGTCTTTCTGTTTTGGTTGAGTTTAAGTACTCCACTGTTGTTTTTCTTTTCCATCTTTATTAATTAAAACCGTTACCGCAATAAATCATTGCTTTTATTTTTTGTTCTTCAATCAAGGTCAAGAACATTAGGACCTTTTTTAAGCGTTTTAACGTGCGTACCATTACTCTCCTTATATTTCATTCATATACTTGTCAAACAACTCTCTCGCTTGAGTTATACGCTCCTGGATGCTTTGTATTGCCTCCTCGTCTCTTTCTATTATAAACCTTTTAACTCTACGTTCTTCGGGAATGTGGTCTACAATCGCCTCTTTCATAACCACCGACTCCGCTTTTCTTTCTGCTAAAGTCCAAAGTTCGTCAATGCTGTTTGCATCCTGGAACAAAAACGGTCTATCTGCATAGTAGTATGTTAATCTTTTGACCTCTGCCGCTATGATGTGTGGTGGGTGGTTGCTTAAACAATATACCAACTCCGCTTGTTGCTTTCCAGTTAGCCACATATAACACTGCATCTGAAAAAAGTAAGATTTGTTTTGTGGGTTTTTAAACCAAGGGAACGTGTTGGCACTCCAACTTGTTTTGATGTCTGCCAGGATACTGCTGTTCACATCGGGTTCTCCAATGATGAAATCGTTAACCAATCTTATCTTTGGTGCATCGGGGTCAACATCTATCCATCCCAGGACTCGTGACGCCATTTCTATATTCTGCCGCTCGTTGATATTTCCCTTTTCTATCTTTGCGTTTATTATCTCTCCAGGCTCTATTCCGTATTTATGGAACAATGCAGCCTCCTGGATAACTGTGAGGGCGGTCTCCCCCCACAGTTCGTCTTTTTTTCTACCTCCAGTCATTAAGTCTCCCACAGATGAAGGTCTAACCAACCATTGATGTTTTGTGCTCATATTAGATTGATTTTAAAGTTTGTAACTGTTCCTTTGATAACTTGTAGTGCTGCTCCGCAAACGCTACCGTATATGGCTCTCCCTCTTTGTTTAATGTTCCTGCCTGGATAGCA